TCTTTTCAAAGAAAAAGTAAAGGTTTACATCACTCAAAAGATACTGACGTACCACGCAAAATATCTTCCATTGCGTAGCGCATTGCATCCATTAAATGATTAAATTCATCAATAGGACGATTAATTTGCTGCCCAAATTTATCCTTGTCCCAACTATAATTTGAAATTTCAGTTAAAAAGTTTGTGCAACGTGGATGAATGATAATTTTGTAATCTTGAATGCCGTCAATGCCAAATAAAATACTGTCTTGTCCTTTTCGTGCCGGACGAACTCGGTGCATCCCTAAAACTCGCAACCGCTCAATACTTTTCGGCTCAGCGCTATCGGCAATAATTTTTTCTTTGCGGTAGCCCAACTTTTCAATTTCATCATAAATTTGCTCGTTACTCATTCCTTTTTTATAAAGTTCATCAAACACATAAATTTTTTTGTTTTTTTTACTCACCATACCACAAAATAACGCCGTTGGGTCGTTCGTATAACCAAAATCCAAACCAAACGCAGTTTTAATATCAGGTATTTTTTTAACTTCGTCCAAATCAAAATTTTTTTCTTCAAAGTTTTCGTAAATTAGCCCATCAACTGCACCCCAATTACCTAATCCAGCCACGTTGTAACGACGTGGATTATTTTTTTTCATGTCTTCAAATAATTTCAAATCTGCTTCGTCCAACCATTCATTGCACATATAATTGGTTGTCATCGCCAAAACGTTATCGCTTGGCTTGTCAAAAAACCTTTTTTTGAGCCAATGCCGATTATTCCAGGGGTTGAACGTAATCGTTACACGCTTCCACAATCCAGGAGGAAGCTTACCACGTATACATTCGTCCAAGTAATCAAAATCTTCCTCTTTCGTTATTTCGTAAGCTTCCTCGCACCAAAGAAAACATATCGCCCCAGTCTCAACCGATATCGATGTAAGTTTTAGTGGGTCGTCCAAGCCTCGAAACAAAATCTTCTGCCCCGTTTTTTTATAAATCAACTCTAAAGGATTAACTTTCGCACTCCACCATTTTTCAACGTTTAAACGCTGTATCGCCCACTTTAAATCAGCGTAGCAGCTATCGCGTAACGTTCTCTCAGTTTTTCGTACGACTAACGCATTCGCACCTGGATGTTTCATGATTTTTATTATATGCCATAACGCTGTCGTCTTGGATTTTTTGCTTGCACGGCTACCTTTGCAAACCACATAGCGTTTTTTGGTACGCCAAAATTCATCATATCCATTGCCTCGCACCTCTTTCGCACTTATCGGTTCTGAATTATTAAGCATCATCGATTATCACCAACGGCGCTTGACCACTCATTTCAATTTGATCTTTAAATATACCAAGCCTTTTTCCGGATAGCTCTGCTGCTCGAATTCTGTCCTTGTATTCCGCATTTTCATCATTCATGGCATAAGTTAAAAATTCCAGTATTTCTGCCGCAGTTGCAATCTTCTTCTTATCTGCCTTCTCTGCCATTTTTTCTGCTTTTTTGTTTAATTCTAAAAACCTTAGGGAAACCTTAGGGTTGTTTTTATACTTTCCAGTGCCATTTATCATGTTTGAAGATTCGACACAAACGGCTTCTTCACTCATCTTTGTATTTGGATAAGCTAACTTATATGCTTTTGCATAAGGCAATCCATTTATCACATTTTGCACAAAATTTTCCTGTTGTGGTGTTAATTTATCTTTTTTCTTTTTTTGCTTTCTCTTAACTTCTGCCACTTTTTCACCTCACTTTTAACAAACAAAAAAGCAAAACCATTTAGATTTTGCTTTGACTTGCATAATTTTTTTTAAACGTGATATAATAATTACACATGAAAAAAGAGAGAGCGACAACTCTCTCTGATGGCAATCCGCTCTAAAGGCGGAGGCTTGCTAGCAAAATAATTTTATATCATTATTCCGTTGCTAACCTTTGCGTTGGGAGCAACGGTTCTTTTTTGTTTTAAGCCTACTTAGTCGTTGATTAAGTTTATAATCAACAAACCAGTTAAGCAAATTGTAAAACAAAACTAGAACACTGGCGATTTTAAAAATTATGTCAATAATTGACGTAATTAATTCTAAATCTACCACTTGCATCGCCCTCCTTTCTTGAGAGCTAAGCAAGCCTCCGTTGTCCCTTTATCACAAATGCCACGTACACATTATAGCAAATTATTTTTTAAATTTTCTTTTTTTATCTGATTTTTATCATCGATATATTCATGAATTTTCTGGATTATGCTATCAATTAAAACCAAAAGTAAAAATAATAAAGTAAACCCTATATGTATTAAGTCTAAATTTCCTATCAAATTTATCACCACCAAATTTTATAAAAAAATGAGCTTGTAATAAGCTCATTTTTTTATTGAGGTTTTAATGTGAACGATTTAGAATGCTAATTCCCAATAGAAGCAGTACTTCCGCAGACTTCTAATAGAAGTACTGCTTCTATTATACCAGTTTAACATATATAGACGGGACATTCGGGACAAATTTATTTCATATTTAAAAACCTATAACATTGCTTCTTAACTGCATCAGCAGTATTACCACCACCAATTTCTTTTGCAACATCATGCCAATTTTTACAATCGATGAATCTCAATTTAAAAATCAATCTAATAAAACAGTCGTCAATATTATTAATAAACGCCATAATTTTTCTTTCTTCACGCCATCTTTTGGCAATGTTTCTTTTAAGTGCACGTTCTAAATCTATAATAGTGGCAACATTTTCGCCTATTGGGTCATATATGACTGATACGGCAAAGGGCATTCCATTTACTTTCGTGGTCTTTACTCCTATATTGCGCAGCATACGCAAGCGATTTCTATCCCGTTTAATTTCTTTATTCAAATAATAAACCTTTGATAATTCTTTCAAAGTCATTGTCCCACTCCTTATACATAGTTGTATAAATAATCTTACAATGACTCCAATCAAACTTTCCAACACAAAAATCGTTAAAAAATTTCTTTGATAATCCCGCTATTTAAAAATTTTTCAAACTCAATCCTAAAGGATTGAATTTAAACATTTTACTTTACTCATCTGACAAGCTGCCTATACAGTTTATACAATCTTTCAGCGGACAATTAAAACATAACTTGGACTTTTCCTCTGGACTCATCTCCATATACTGCTCATTAGTTATTCCCCAAACTTCCCATAGCATTGTCCTCTGCTTTCTTTTCGGTATGCCATCTTTTTTGACTCTTTCCCATACTGGTTTTATAGCAATCTCTGTTGTGTTTAATTTTTTCGCACATTCTTCAAGCGTTAATTTCTCGTCCATACATTGCTTTATTAGCTTTAAGTCCTTTATGTGCCAACTTTTCCTTAGCTTTTTGGTTTTCTCTAAACCAAGTTTATGCGCTCTCAATCTAACAGTCGAATAAGTTTTGTTTAATAACTTCGCACATTCTTCCAACGGAAAATCTTCTCTAACATACTTCGTAAGCAATGCATCGTCTATCATCGTCCACAATGTTAAAATCCCCCTTTTTCAATCCCGCTAACCTATAGCCTCAAATTTTAATTTTTGCTTGTAGTTGAAATAATACTAACTGCATGTTTAAAATTAAAATCTGCGTAAATTTGACGCAATTGCGGCTAAATTAAAATTAATCCTCATATGCTAATTTTTCGATTAAAGAAAAATCCCACTCTCTCCCTGCAAAGTTATGAAATTTGGTTGGTCTCAGTCTCTCTGCTTCCCGTTTTTCCTGTTCTTCGTAATATTTTCTGTATTCTGCCATTCCTTCTTCGGTATACTGCTCGTTGTTATCAAGTAAGCTGCAATACTCAATCTTTGCGTAATCCCACTCTCTTTGTGCGAAGTTTGCAAATTTATTTTTTCTCGGTGCTTGCATTACTTTTTGGTTACACGACGAATCTACACGACTTTTTTGGTCATGTTGGTTTGAATATTTTGCAAAGTTGTCTGCTCGAAAAAGCGTCTTCGGTCGCAGATATTTAGCAAATGGAGTCCCTAACCATTCCTTGCATTTTGTAGTTATAACCTTTACAAAATCTGCAAACTTGTATCCCAGCTCCAGCAGTGGTATAATAAAGCCCAGAGTCTCTTGTGTGTCGAACTTATAATGTCTCGACGCACATTGATTCAAGACTTTTATTATGCTTTCTACCGTGCTGAGATTGTCTTTTGATACTCTCTCTGCATCGATAGATTTTGGAGCGTTAAATATATAGCCCTTTGTATTGTGAATTCTCGCTCCTTGAGCTTTTAACGTTGAGTTATACTTCAAGCTCAATTCGCTTTTTTCGACAACTTTTAGAACACCATTTGGTGTTCTTTTTTTGTCGTCGATTTTTTTTGCTATGTAATTTTCTCTCTCACTCGTGCGCGCGTGTGCGCACGTATTGTGTTTTTCCGTAGGAAAAACACTAGTTATATATATATATTTATTATCTTTAAGTTCTTTAGTATTACTTATGTCGGCCTCTTTTTTTGGTATCGTAGCATTCTTGTTATGAGGCGTTTTCCAAGCGACACCACACGACACCCCAGACGACACTAGTAATTCAAATTCCGGAGTTAATACTGTGCGCCGTTGAACTTTTTCTCCTCTTATCAAATTAACTACTATACAGCCTAATTTCTTTAATTCTTTAAAGCGGCGTTG